TTATTCGGCTGGACCGGCTTTACGGCCTGGCTGGGCATCAAAGCTGATACCGGTTTTACGACGGCTGTCATCGCCCATCAGGTAGAGATACAGCGGCATGATGTCAGCCGGTGTTTTGAGTTTATCTTTGTTTTCATCAGGGAACGCCGACGCGCGCATGCCGGTGCGGGTTCCGCCCGGATTAATGCAGTTCACCCGCAGACCGGTGTGTTTATGTTCTTCGGCCAGCACCTGCATCATGCCTTCGGTGGCGAATTTCGATACCGCGTACGCGCCCCAGCCGCTGCGGCCTTCGCGCCCGACGCTGGACGTTGTGAACACCAGCGACGCGCTGGCGGATTTGAGCAGCAGTGGCAGCAAGGCCTGCGTCAGCATAAACGTCGCGTTGACATTCACCTGCATCACGTTCATCCAGTCCGGCAGCCTGATTTCGGCCATCGGTGTAATCTCTGTCAGCAGCCCGGCATTATGTAAAACGCCGTCGAGATGTGGCACCCATCCGGCAATCTGGCTGGCGACGCGCTGGCAATCCTGCTCGCTGGCGGTCAGTAAATCGAGCGCATAAATGAACGCAGGCCGCAGGTTTTTAGCGGCAATTTCCTGCTGAACGCTGGCCAGTTTGCTTTCGGTGCGTCCGAGTAAAATGACCTGCGCGCCAAAGCGGGCGTAGGTCAGCGCCGCTTCGCGCCCGATGCCATCGCCTGCGCCGGTGATCAGAATAATACGGTTGTTGAGCAGGTCAGATTTCGGATGGTAATGCATGGGCGGTCCTCATAGGTCGGGGCGCGATGTGGCGGCGATGGCCGTCTTCACATCAGGCGCGCTGAGTATCAAAAATGCCGGGTACGGGAGAAGTTGCGCTCGACCGGAGTCCGACATTTTGGTGTGAATTTGGGGTGTTTCGGAGTTGATCACCGGTTATATGCCTTAAATGGGCAGGAGTTTCAATGATTAACCCAAAAACAGACAGCTCTTTTGTAACAAAATTGGAACAATGGCGCACTCACTTTTAGTCTCTGGCATGATGTCATCTTCGAACAAGACGCCGCAGCGCCGATTGTCTAGAATGTTCAGCATCTTTCATAACGGTTTTATTACCACATCGAAAAGGCGGTTTGTGTGGTCTTTTTCTTGATTATAACCGATTGTTTTTAAACTATTAATGGCTAACGCTGTCCACATTTTTACCAAGTATTTTTAAATTGATGTGTTTTACTCACAAAAAACCTTCCAGCAAGGGGAAGGTCAAACACTTAATTTGCTGATTGAAAAGGATTTATAAAATCAGTGTCCACATTGCGACCACACTTCGAACTAAAGCCCCATTTATTGGGGCTTTTTCTTTTTTCCAATCAAAATAAGAAAACTGTTTTCGCGGGCAGAGTTAGAGTGTGAGATCTAACTGGTTCTCACCGGTATGGCTTCGGGGGAATGCCGCCTGGGGAATACTGATTTCAAACGTGGGCTTTGTGTCGTTGATGGCTTTCTCGTACTGCGTCATGGTCGTGAACGTATGGCCACAATGCATATTTTGACACTGATGATAACTGCGCCGGGTTAACGGGCTAAGCTCCTCGCTGGTACGTGTGCGTGTCGCTGCTCTGCACTTCGGACATCTCATCATTTTGTTATACCTCTGCCTCATTTCTGCTGCGTAAAGTATAACAGCTGATGTTTTATTCCGCACTGGCCGTTAAAACCCAGTCTGTTAAACGTACCTCAAACTCTAACGCGGTTGTCATACCTGCACGCGGGCTAAGGCTATGCACTGCACGGCTGATCACCCAGTCCGCTTCATCAATCACCGATTTAAACCCGCTCATTTCGGCGTGCAGTTCCGGGTAAAGCTCCGGCATTCCTCTGGCCAGCGTCATGCTGAATTCCGCGGCCCCGCGTTTCAGCTGTTGCCATTTCACCGTGGCCGCTCGTTTTGCGGCTTCTTCTGTTTTGTATGTTGCCCGCAACACGTACACATTTCCCTCTGCCCCTTCCAGGTAGCTGCCGTCCCGGCTGCTGGATTTTTCCTTTTCGGTTTGGCTTTGCGGCGGCCTCTGACCGTGGTTTTCTTCTTCTTACCAAAATTAAGATCCATCCAGTAGGCGGTCACGCCGGTATAGGCGTCCCGGTCAGCAATGCGGAAGCTGTGATGATCACCAGACTGGCGGGTGATTTTGATGGAGGGCAGTACCTGGCCGGAGGCAGAACGGCCAGTGCCTGGTGTGATAAAAAGCAAAACGCCATTTTTCACCGTCGTGGCCCCGCCCAGCATTTCAGCCATGCGGGTCAGAAAACTGATATCTGATTCGTCGGTCTGGTCGGCGTGGTCGATTTGAATATCAGCCAGGTCAGTGCTCACCCCGGCCTTGAGTTCATAACGGCTGGCGATGGCCCGCACGACATAACTCACCGTGGTGTCATGCCAGCTGTATTCCCGTTTCACATTAAACGAGTCCCGAAAATCCACACTGCGGGCGCTGATCGTTAATTTGTCCGGCGGGCCGGTGTGGCTGATTTCGTCCACAACATACAGCCCTTTGTACACCAGCTGCGTGGCGTCCCATCCTATTGATACTGATATCTGCGTACCACGCGGAGGCAACTGCACCGCGCCGTCGGAGTCGTCAATTTCCAGATCAACGGTGTCAGCTTCAAACCCGCGGTTGTCCGTCACGGTTAATGAAATCAGACGATCATTCACGTTTGTGACGGTTTGTCCGTCGATTTTTATATCGAACAGAGGGCGCGGGCTGTAGGAGGCCATTTTGTTGTAAGCCGTCTCTATGTCCTGGAATGCTTCATTTTCTAAATCGGCCATTTTTGCCCGGTACCTTTGTGTGTGAAAGTACCATCGTCACTTCGCGCGCGCGTTGGAACAATGGCTTTTACTTGTCGGGCGACTGTGACACCGGCAACCGCATGACGGCGGGCGCGGTGGTGTTGATGATGTATGCATCATTCATCACAAGGTAAACCGGAATGGCTGAAACCACTTTCCATCACGGCGTGCGGGTTATTGAGACAACCGATCTCAGTGACGTGATCGACGATATTGATTCATCAGTGATCGGTATTGTTTGCACGGGCGACGACGCCGACGAAGATACATTCCCGCTAAATACGCCGGTATTGTTCACCCGCGTGTCAAAAGTTATCGGCAAGGCGGGCACTACGGGCACCCTGCGATCAACGCTGGTCGCAATTTCCAATATCTGCAGCCCTAAAACTGTGGTTATTCGCGTGCCGGAAGTGGAGAACTACACGCCGGAAGCCAGCGACATCGAACCGACGCAAGACACGTTAGTGATTGGCGGGGCTGATGAAAACGGGCGATACACCGGCATGTATGCGCTGCTTTCTGCAGAAACGCGCGTCGGGTACCGTCCGCGCATTCTTGCCGTTCCTGGTCTGGACACGCAGCCGGTAAGCACGCAACTGGCTGTCTTTGCCAAAAAACTGCGTGCTTTTGGTTATGTTGCGGCCAATGGTTGCACAAGCGTGGCGGAAGCGAAGGAATACGCAGACAATTTCAGCGAACGTGAACTGATGGTGATCTATCCAGACTGGGAAGCCTACGACACCACCAGCAGCGAAACGATCAGTTTACCCGGCCCTGCGGTTGCGGTTGGTCTGCGGGCTTACATCGATCAGACGGTGGGGTGGCACAAATCGCTGTCTAACGTTGCCGTCAGCGGCGTAACCGGGATCAGTAAAGATATTTATTATTCATTGCAGGATACCGCCAGCGACACGGACGAACTGAACGGCGCGCATGTCACCACCATGATCAAGCGCGGTGGCTTCCGTTTTTGGGGAAACCGCACCTGCGACGTGGATACCTATATTTTTGAAACCTACACCCGAACCGCGCAGATTTTGGCGGATACGGTCGCAGAGGCACACGCCAAATATAACGATGCGCCGCTCACCCCTTCACTGGCAAAAGACATTGTAGATGGTGTTAATGCCAAGCTTTCCGGGCTGACCACTGCCGGTAAATTAATCGGCGGTAAAGCCTGGTATGACACCGACGAAAACGACGTCGGCACGCTGCGCGAGGGCAAGCTGTACATCAAATACAATTACACGCCGGTGCCGCCACTCGAAGATCTGGAATTTACCCAGAGCTTTACTGACACCTATTTCGACAAATTCACCGCGGTGAGTAGCGACACCGCCAGCTAAGGGAGGGTAACGCCATGGCATTACCGGCCAAGCTTAAACAGTTTGTTATTTTCGTGGATGGCACATCCATGATCGGCATTGCGGAAGAAATCACGCTGCCAAAATTAACCCGCAAAACTCAGGCGTGGCGGGGTGGCGGCATGTTGGCCGCCGTCGATGTCGATTTGGGTTTTGAAGATGGCGCCCTGGATATGGAGATCACGGTGGGCGGTATTTCTACCTTCCTGCTGGGCAAGATGGGCACTGAAACAGCGGACGGTATGCAGCTGCGTTTTGCGGGAGCTTACCAGGATGATTCCACGGCGGGCATTGTACCGTGTGAAATTCAGGTGCGTGGCCGCTTCACGGAAACCGACTGGGGGAATGCAAAGGTGGGTGACGACACGTCACATAAGTACACGCTGAAAAACACCTACTGCAAAATCTCCGTTAACGGGGCGGAAGTGCTTGAGGTCGATGCGCTTAACTTTATTCATAAAGTGAACGGCGTGGATAAAGCGGCAGCCATGCGTCAGGCGCTGGGCCTGTAATCTGTGCCGGGTTTGCCCGGCCTATTTCTAAAGAGAAAATATCATGCCAGAAACCGTAATTTTAAATCAGCCGATCAAACGCGGCGATACTGAAATCAGTGAAGTCACGATCACGGACACGATGAGACAGTCCGGCTGTCTGCGCGGCCTGCGCTTGTTTGACGTGATGCAAAGTGATGTTGATTCGCTGGTCAAACTGTTGCCGCGCGTGACCTCTCCGGCGCTCACCGAAGTGGAACTGACCATGATGAGCACCTATGACTTTGTTGTGCTGGCCACGGCGGCCGTGAGTTTTTTCGGGCCGAACTCTGCAACGTCACAGACGTCGGAGTAACGGAGTGCCCGTTTGACTTGGTTGAGGATGTAATGGCGGATATTTCCGCCATTTTTCACTGGCCGCTCTCTGAACTGGAATCATTATCCACCGCCGATCTTGTTATCTGGCGGGAGCGTGCGGCCGAACGCTTTAGGATGATGAATCATGGCCGATCTGCGTATTAATGTTGCGCTTGCCGCAATAGATAAACTGAGTCAGCCCCTGGGCGCTGCCCGAAAGGCCAGTGCGGGGCTGGCGTCTTCGATTAAAACCACGCAAGACAATATCCGCAATCTCGAACGGTCGGCAAAAAGCTTTGACCGTTTATCTGCGCAAGTCAGGCAGACCGCCACAGATTTGCAGGCAGCCAAAGACCAGGCTAAAAAGCTGCGCGAGGAGTTTGGGCCCACAGCACAGCGTACTGACGAGCAGAAAAAGGCGTTAAACGAGCAATCAAAAGCGATCGCTATTCTGCGGAAACAGCAAAATGCAGAGGTTGAGAAGCTTAAAGCCGTCAGCGTGAATATGCGCAGCATGGGCGTGACCGTTATCACCGGCAGCAAAGCCACCGATCAGATCAAGAAGAAAACCGAAGAATACAATAAGCAGCTGACTGAGCAGGAGCAGCGCCTTACGCGCGTGACCGCCGCCCAAAAGTCCTACGATAAAGCCAAGGAGGTGCAGAAAAAGATCGGCATGACCGGCATTAAGATGGGGGCTGCTGGCGGGGCTATATTGTGGGGTGGTATGCGGGCCATGCAACCCGGCATGGACTTTGATAAATCCTATTCTAAAACGCTGGCAGATGCGCAGCTGACGCGAAACAGCGCGGAAGGTCAGGCACTGCATGACCAGGCTAAACTGCTGGCCCGCACGACGCACTATAACGCGGTGCAGGCCACGCAGGGGCAGGACGCACTGATCAGCGGCGGGATGACTGCGAGTAATGCCCGCCAGGCGTTGCCCGGCGTTCTGAATATGGCGTTAGCGGCTAATGCTGATTTGGGCCAGGCGGCTAATGTTGGATCCAGCATTTTTGACGCCTTTCAGTTTCGCGCCGATCAGATGGACAGAGTCAGTGACGTACTGGTCGCCACTTTCACCCGTTCAAAAACCAGTCTGGAATCTCTGGGCGAAACCATGAAATACGTGGGGCCAGTCGCCCGGCAGGCGGGACTCAGCTTAGAAACCACCTCAACGGCCGCAGCGATGCTGGCAAAAAATGGCATTGAGGGCTCTATGGCCGGCACGGGCCTGAAATCTGTCATTAATGGGCTATATGCCCCGGCAAAGGCGGGGGCTGATGCGCTGGGCGATTTGCACATCAAAACAGTGAAAGCTAACGGGGCCGTGCGCCCGTTAGTTGAAATCCTGCAGGAGTTGTATTCCAAAACACGCAAATTTGACCAGGGTTCCCAACTGTCTATTTTCAAAACCCTGTTCGGTGAGGAGGGGCTGGGGTCGGGACAAATCCTCGCAGAAGCGGCAGCCAAGGGAACGTTTAAGGATTTCGAAAAGTATCTGGCGCAGGCGAAAGGCATTGCGGCCAAAACGTCTAAAACCATGACCGACAATTTCGACGGCGATATGCAGATGTTGCATTCGGCATGGGATGGGATGTGGACGCAGTTAGAAGAGGGGGCAGATTCGCCAATGCGTGGCATCGTGCAGCGGATCACGGAAGTGGTGCAGGGTGTCACACAGTGGATGCAGGAACATCCTAAATTAACAAAAGTAATTTTCGGTACTGTTCTGGCCATGGGCGCACTGTTGACTGTGGCCGGTACCGTGCTTACCGCGGTGGCGGGGTTGGTCGGCCCGCTTATTACCTTACGCTTAGCGTTCCAACTGTTGGCGGGGGCTGAGGGTGTCGGTGCTGTCAGCGCATCATTAGGCATTTTAACTGGCGCAATACGCCTGGTCAGTATTGAGCTGGTGGGGCTGGTTGTTTCGCTGGGCTTGCCTGTGTCGCTGGCAATCGCCGCAATTGCAGGGATCGGCGTGGTGCTCTGGAATACCTGGGGAAGCATTGAAAAATGGTATAGCGGTTTTATCTCCAGGCTGGATGATAGCGCTAAACATGCGGGTGGCCTGAAAGGCGCATTGTCCCAGTTTGCTCTGGATTTTATTAACGCTTTTAACCCTGTAGCCGAGTTTCTGGATTCGATGGATCGGAAAATTGACCAACTGATCCACAAAAGCAAGGATCTGCCAGGCGCGAAGGACGAGCAAGACCCGAAAAAGAAAGCCCAGCAAGACCGCTTTAAAAACTGGCGGACGGCGTTTGATGGTAAATACAAAGGCAGAATGCCGACGGTGCCGAAAGCTTACGGGGTAAATGCACTTGATAGCAGCGTGCCAACAATTGGCGCGCCGCCATCTAAGCCGGAATTTGGGACGGCCCACTGGGGCGGCGCAGTGACGCCTGCCGGTACCAATGCCGCGGCAGCGGCTAACACCGGCCGACTGGGAGATATTGTTTTTAAAAACCTTCCTGGCTATATCCCGATGTCCGGCGGTTATGCCGAACCACGGGTGACGATGTCAGCGCGCGGCGGTATGTCTTCGCTGTTTGGTGATCGGGATAAGCCCGCGCCGATAACATCATCCGTGGGCACTGCAGTGTCTGGCGATCTCCACGTCGAACTGCATATTCACGACGCTGGCCACATGAATGAGCAGCAACTGATGCAGGCGATTAAGCGTGAACTGGCTGATGTGGTGAACAAGCAGGGCAGACAGAGCCGGTCTAACTTCAAGGATAAGGACTAAAACCAATGATGATGATCCTGGGAATGTTCCCTTTTGCCTTGTCTACCGCGCCCTATGAAAGCCTTTCGCGTGAGAACAGTTGGCGTCATGTTTCTTCTGACCGCGTCGGCCTTTCACCACGATATCAGTATGTGGGGGCAGGTGAGGAGCCGATCATACTGACCGGCACGCTGTATCCTGAAATTAGCGGTGGTGATGTCTCGCTGGCCGTTCTGCGGGCGATGGCTTACACCGGTTTAGCCTGGCCGCTGGTCGAGGGGACGGGGACAATTTACGGCATGTATGTGATCGTCGGCCTGAAACAGACGCGTACTGATTTCTTTTCTGATGGTAAAGCGCGGAAAATTGATTTCACTCTGTCGCTGAAAAAGGCAAATGAGGATCTGCTGGAAAACATCAATGAATACGCGGGTGATGTGATGAACTATTTTGCGGGTAGTTGATGGCATGGCCAGCATAGACATCTCTGACTGTACTGCAGGAAAGCCCGCAAACGATGCGGGCTTTTTTACTGGTCGTTATTCAGATTGTCCTGGCGTTGCGCTGGGAAGCGCTGCAGCGATAGCCGCATCAATCTGACTATTGGCTTCGGTTTTGAGCTCATCAGCAAGCGCGGCCTTTGCCGCCTCTGAGCTGAGCAATTTTTCTTTAACGACTTCTGGCGTTAACAGTGTAGAGAAATCAATTTTTTCCACGGTAGTACCTCGATCAAATAAGTTTTTAAACCAATTAACAATTTTCATTTTATTGACCCGCAGCAGAGAGAAAGGCGGTTCAGTGAACAGATGAAAAGGTTAATGGAAATCTTCGCGCGAAGCCCGTGTGGCCCTGTGTAGTGGTATCGCGACAAAATAAACTTACCGATGAAGCCCAAAACAATGTGGTTTGTCGTTGTTATAGAATCTGTGTTTTTATTAACACTTATTTAATCGATCGGTGAAAACGATCGGTTTGCTGAAATTGATCGACGATACCCATTTGAACGGTAAGCCTATAGTCGGCAATCTTGCGCGCACATTAACCAATGCAGCGAGATGGCATATGAAAATATTCGTTATCAATTTGGCACGCTCAAAGGAACGCCGGGCGTGTATTGAAAGGCAATTAAAAAAACTCAACCTTGAATATGAAATATTCGAGGCCGTGGATGGCTCAACACTTTCGTATGCTCAAATATTGAGAAATACGCAAACGCTCAACTATGCCGTAAGCAGCGGTGAAATTGGGTGCTCGTTAAGTCATATCAATATTTATAGAAAAATGGTGGCTGAGGATATTCCGCAAGCGTTGATACTCGAAGATGACGCGTTGTTATCACCGCAGACGGTGACTGCGGTCCAAATGCTGGAGGCATTAAGCATTCAAACACCTACCGTAACCTTACTCACTCAGCCTGATCATTACCTGAGCAAACCCGTGCATGATGGAGGTACTCACGCCATTCACCAGGTTCTGGAAGCAACCTGTTCACACGGTTACGTAATAAATTGCCTGGCCGCTCAGCGTTTGATTGATTTTCTCTATCCTGTGTGGATGGTCGCGGATAAATGGCAGACTCTCAAAGAGTATTCAGTTTGTGACATCACAGCCGTTATCCCACCCGTCATAGAAAAAACGGCACTCGCAGAATGTTCCACAATAAAAAATGATAGTGCTTATGAAAAACATATCGTTCAAAAGAAAAGTTTTATCTGGAAAGAACTGAAAAAACACCGGTCATTAAAAATAAAATTAAAGCGCGCGATGTGGACTCTGCTGGTTCTCCCTTTTTTAAATATTTCAAAATAACTTTACTGTTTGAATATCAATAGTGATTTCCCTACCAAATAAAAAGCCCGCGATATCGCGGGCTTTTTGCGTGAAGTATTCTTAAGCAGTCGGTTTCACCGGCCAGGCATCCGGCACTGTGGATGTATCCATGCGGTTTAATTGCACTCTGTATACCGTCCATTCCTTTAAAGCCGCGACATCAGATCCCTGACCGCCGTCATAAGCAATCGAATCATTCAATATTTGGATCTGCTGCGTGGCTTCGTTAATCAATTCCGCTTTTTTGGACACAGCAGCAGATAAAAGCGCGCTTTCCTCCGCGGCAGCATCTTTAACCCACGCCTTGCCGTCCCATTTTTCATACTGTCCAGACGGAGCCGTTACGACGGTATTGTCGGGCAAAGGGCCGATATCAGAAATATGGAACGCCGCGCCCGTCGCGGTGTTGTAAACCGTTGCACCACGATGGTCTTCAGACAATGACCAGGTTTGTTTTTCCTGGTCAAAAATAGCGACATTCCCGGCGGGTATTTCGGGCGGTGCGATAACCGTACTGTTTGCCGGTAACCCGGTGTGCGGTGGAATATAGGCGTCACCTTTGCCAATAAATTCATGGGTCATGGTGAGCAGGTTATAAACAGTTACTTTCTGTTCAGTGTCAGACATTTTAAACGTCATTATGCAAGCCTCACAATATAATTAAACGCAATGTTATCGACGGTATTCGCTGTATTCCCCGCCGCATCAATGGTTACCGTATGCCCATGCGCACCAATGCTAACTGTGTGAGCGTGTGCGCCGATCCCAACCGTGTGCGCGTGCGCACCGATCTCGACTGAGTGCCCGTGGACACCTTGACTGTCAGTCCAGGGAATCAATCCCTGGTTGGCATTTTCAGAACCTTTAAGCCCGTAGTCGTTTGCTATTGGGTCGGCGCCGTAAACGTAATTCGCTGACATCCTGACGCCCATGCGGTGTGAGTGAGCGCCCTGTGAATCTGTGCCCTTAGTACCGTAGTCAAAGGCATCCGTACCTTTTGAACCATAATCAAAGGCATCGGTAGACACAGCGCCCAAATCGGCATTGCTAACCGCCCCAGTATGGTTGTGGGACTGAATGCCGCCCGCCTCAAGACTCAAAATGCCGCGAGTGTCTGGTTTGCCTTTAATCGTTTGGCCGCGCATGTCTGGAATAACGCCTGACGGATACGCAATTGCCAGCTTAGGGTACTGAGCGGTGTCGAATGTTTGCCCTGACATGATGGCATAGCCACCCGGCGCAGCATCTGATGGCCAGGGCAGTGGTGTACCCACCGGGCACGCGGCATCCAGTGCTGATTTGACGGCTTTAGGGGTGGCGGCTAATACTTCACTTTCGCTGTCAACCGCGCTGCTGAGCTGGACAAATCCTTTTGCCGCCAGGGTGCCATCGGGATGATCGCGTGATTTCGCATGTTCCGCTAAGTGATCGTCAACCGCTTTGACGGCTTTTGGAGTGGCGGCTAACACCTCACTTTCGCTATCAACCGCGTTACTGAGCTGGACAAGGCCTTTCGCTTTTGTTGTGCCGTCCGGGTGGTTTCGCGATTTTTCATGCGCAGACATCAAATCGTCAACATAGGCTTGTGAAGCCATGATCACGGTGTTGTCTACTGTCAGCATCACAGAACTGGTATCACTGACGATGATATATATCAGTATATTTTGCGCGTTAGTCGCCCCTTCTTCTGGAGCTGTTTTGTAAGTCGGCGGTAACGCTGAGACGGCGAACAGATCCCCATTTTCGGTAAATAAACCCACCTCACGCATCCAAAATCCGCCAATTTCTGCTGGGATCACGCCGTTAGCAATAATTTGGTTGCTGCTGCCTTCGTCAATCACCAGAGAATTGAGTTTTACGCGCGCTACTTCATTCACCAGCGCTGTTTGCCCCTGGCTGGGTGTAGGGATCGCGCCGTTGCCGTCCCCGACCGCAAGGTCGGTCAGTGAAATAGGTTTGCCGTTATTGATGGCCGCGGCGATCAGGGCAAGCCCTTTGGTGGTGATCAGCGCGGCGTATTGTTTAGCCATGTCATGCTCCGATAATAATTGTGCTACCCATACAAACCGCGGCACCGGAAAACATTTCGGCGCTGGTTTCCTCTGTGAGTACCAACTTTGTTAAATGGCGGCTGCAGGGTTTGGTGTCATTGATAACCCGCGTCATTTCCGCGTACTGCTCATCGGTTATCCCGGTGTCTAAAACGCCAATCTCTACTTTGAATGTGCCGGGTTCGCTGTCGTCTTCCCACCACTGCGTAACCTTGATCATCCGGCCGAATGGCTGGATAGCGCGGCGCAGCGCGCCAACGGTGCCTTTCACTTTGTGCACATTCCAGCTGCCTTGGATCACCGCGCGCTTTTGCTGTTCTGTCCAGGCTTCGTTCCACTGTGTGACCGATACCGACCAGGCTAAATAAGGCAGCAGAGAGGCGGGGCAGTTGTCCGCGTTCCACAGCTGCCGGATGGGGATCGTTAAATCCATTGCGCTGGCCATCACGACGGCGGCATTACGTTCCAGCGCTGAGGCATTGGGCGGTAACAGGGTTTTATTCACTGCTGCCCTCCGATTGCCGCTGTGTGGCCACGGTAATGCCGGTGCAGTACGACGCCTGCGTTTTGTCGAGCTCGATGTCGGCGGCCGGGCTGTTCAAAATAATGTTGCTCACGCCGGTGGCATTCATCACACCGATAATCTTGTTTCGGTATATCCCGCGGCCGAGCCGGTGCTGGGCCACCGCGTAGTTTTCCAGCTGCGCTTTTGCTGTGGCCAGGATGATCTCTGACTCCGGCCCATCCTCTAAAATCAGCACCGCATCAATACTGTAGGACGTGATCGCCGCCGTCTGGACGGTGACCCGGTCAGCCACCGGGCGGGTATCTTCATCGGTTAAGGCTGCGTCTACGATGGCCAGTAAATCGGCCGGGGCGGTGCCGTCATCGATGCTGGACATTACAGATACCGTTACGCACGCTGGTGACGGACTGGTTGCGCTGACATCCAGCACGCGGCTGTCGGCTGAGAGCGCAAAAAACTCATACGCTGCCGTCGGCCCGGCAACGCTCAGTCCCTCAAAAGCCTGCTGCGCGCGCAGCCTGAGCGCGTCGTCACTTTCCATAACCGCTTCGACCGGAGGATATGCCGTATTGTCGGCGGCCTGGATAACCAGGCGTTCAATATTGAAATTTGCCACCAGCTGATCCAGATCGCTGCCGGTGGACAGGGCTAACATATTGGCCTGGGCCGCCTCGTTGATGCGGGTTCTCAGAACGTTTTCGCGGTAGGTGCTTTCCTCCAACAGCTTTAACAGTGGCTCTGAATAGAGGGAAAGCGTGCGGTTTATCGCATCCTGCTGATCGGCTGGAAATAACGCCACCAGCGCCGCTTTGCGCGCCGTCAGCGTTGTCTCAAAATCCAACGTTTCTACAATGACCGGGGCTGGCAGCTGTGATAAGTCAATTGCGCCGCTCATGCCGTTGCGCCTATTACCGGAATGCTCAGTGCCAGCGCCTGTTGCGAGTCACTGCGGTAGCCTTTGATCACTAGCGTAGCTTTTCCCTCAACCTCGGCCAGTGAAGCACTGGTGACGGTGATCCGGGGTTCGTATTTTCTCAGCGCTGAATATGTCGCTGAGCTGATTTTCAGCTGTAGCGTGAGGTTTTGAGGCTGATCAATCAGGTCTGGCAGGTCTGAGCCGTAATCCCGGCGCATCACACGCGAGCCGCGGGGCGTCAGCAGAATATCGGTAACAGACTGCCGGATATGTTCGATCTCTGAAATCGCCCGGCCGGTCTGGCTGTTCATGCCGAGATAATGTGATGTCATTATTGGGTATCCTTCGTTCGGCCGCTGCCCGTTTCCACGCCGCCGTGGCTGTGATCGTCGGGTTTCACGTCGTTGATGGTCATGCTGCCGGTAAATGCGCCGTTCATTTCGCCGCCTTGGGTGATGCTCAACTCGGCGGCGGTCAGCTTTTTGGTGCAAATCACCTCTGGGGCATCGAGCGTGATGGACGTTTTCGCGGTGATTTGCGCCGTGTTGCACTGCATTTCCCCTGTCTCACACTGAACCGTTACGGATTTAACCCCGGCGATATTCAGCGTGCTGCTGGCCGCGTCATAGGTGAATGTGGCACCGTCTGAGAAGGTTACCGCGCAGGTTTTTGCGTCAGTGGTCGGCGGCGGGGCGGCATTGGAATACAGAGAGCCGATGATCACGCCCGTCTGCAGCTCACCATTAAGCGACGCAATAATGACTTGTTCCCCTATCGACGGCGGGAACCAGGTCACCGCATCACCGGCGCGGGATGCCCGCCAGTGCAGCCAGTCCGTTTCATTTTCACCGCAGGCCACGCGGGCCAGATGTTTTTCAGTGTCCAGTTCGGTGACGGTACCAATACGAAGCAGGTTGCAGAGCAGACGGTAAATTTCGGCGTTTGATGGCATGTAACACTCCCGGTTAAATCTATCGGTAGTGTTACCTGCTGCGCGCGAGCGCGCGATGGGTTCCCCTTGTCACGGGGATGTTACAAGAGAAATCAGGCTTTTGGCGGGGTGATGTGCGCGATCACGGTGTCTGTGATCCAGTGGATATCCTCATCGTTTAACCCCAGCAGGGCGCGCAGCGGGTATTTTGCACCGTGCTGGCCTGCCAGCGTATCGCGCAGCCCGAACTGATGGATCCTGGCGATAGCACCGGCCTGGCCAGAAAATCCCACCGTGGCCTCTGAGGCTGTCGAGCGGGCGGTCAGATAGCGCCCGGTGCGCAGCTTACGAAACATTTTTTCCGAGGCGGTGGTGTTTTTTTCGCTGCGGTGTACGTCGATAGACAAATAACGCTCTATGTCCTCTTTGCGAAATGAGCGCACGCCGTTCTGATCAACATCATAGCCGGTGATTTTGCGGCCGCCGCCCGCGGCTGCAGTGGTCCGCCAGTTTTTCAACTCTCTGATTTCAGTTGAACTGCCGTTATGCCAGAGGAAGCGCACGCCGCCCTGCGTGGAAATCTTGCGACTTTTGCGCGGTGCGTAAGGCACGCCGTCCGGGCTCTGCTGCTTACCGATGCGGGCAGATTGCCGCTGACGTAACCCGGTGGCCACTTTGCGGGTGAGTCTGCGACGCGAAAGCGGCGTCAACTGCCCAACCACCTGAGCTAGAAGTGCGTCCAGTTCGGCAAAGAGTTCTGCACTCATTCGCTGGCCATCTCATCACTGACCACTAATTCCCACGGGCCGGACTCTGTGCCGAAAAGGACAGAATAATCGGGCTCGTCACGCGGGTGCGGGGTTAGCGTCCCGTTTTCCTCACGGGTAACGACCACCGCGTCGGTGGTGGCGATCCCGAAAAGAATGTCAGCACAGTCATTGCTCAGAATATCGGCCTCAAAGGTGATCCCTTCGGTGCGCGTCTGCGGGTTAAAAATAAGTTCGGGCTCATGCTTTTGCGCCCAGGATAAAATGGCGATGCTCAGCACATCCAGATCGCCGGGGTAGTCCATCACAAGGGCTTCCAGCTTGTAACGGTACTCAAACGAGGGGGAAAGCTGGCCGGTGGCCACAATGTTGCCTTTGCGCGCGCAGATCAATAACTGCTCCGGGTTTTCGCGTAGCCAGGGAACGGCGGTCATCATGATGTTGCGGAGTCTGTCAGCTTTGAGCATGTTGGTGTGTCCGGGTTATTTGTCGGCTTTGCCGTCGATTTTGGTTTCAATACGGGACAGCGTGGTGTGAATGTTGCTGATCACCGTCATAAGGAGTTCGCGATCATTGCTGGCATCGTCGCGGCGCTGGTAGTCCTGCCTTACCTCTTTGATGTCGGCTGTGAGCGTTTTGAGTGCTTCGCTTAAATTTTTCAGCCACCAGCCGCCGAGCGCAGAAATGATGGTCAGCAGAATGTCTGACACGTCAATATGTGCGCTTAATGCCGATATATCACCCATGTTCACCTCTGCGTTACGGGGAGCGGTGCCTGCCTTTGCCGGTCAGTCTCTATCTTTCTGAGCGCTGACTTATCCAGGTTGCAACTCCCGATAGCCGTTAATAGCTGTTCATTGAGCAGCAAGCTGGATCCCCAGGTAAAGCGGTCGGGGATGGCCGGGATTTCTGTATCAGCCAGCAGTGCCGCCGGTGTTGGTACCGGCCGCTCTGGTACGTAAACGGTCAGCGTGCGCGCGCAGCTGGTCAACAGCAGGGGCAGGAGCCAGATCAGCGGCGCAGGCGTTATCTTTGATGATGGTTTTAATGTTGGCTTGCGTTTTTTCAGAATCATTATTATCTGTCCGGTGATTGGCCAGCGTCGCGGCGACGATGTCATTAAACAGCGTGACGGCGCGGATCTGATTATTGAGTGTGGCCTGTGCCTGGTTACGCTCACCCATTAGTCGCTGATTGGCCTCTCGCTGATCAGCCAGCTGGCCGTGCCAGTGCTGAGCCAGGGCCGCGGCGCACAAAAGAGCCAGGGCAAGCGCGCCGCCGATTATCAGCATTAAGCGGGTCATGCGGCCGTCTTCCAGGTGCAGACTTCGTGTTCAATCTCCCGGCGGTTAACCAGGCCCCGCCATTTCTGGCCCCCGGCAAACGTCCAGCGGCGCAGCTGGTCACAGGTTCCCGCGGTGTTGCCTGCGTTCAGCATCTTTAACAGCGTGGATTTTCGGAAACTGTCAACGCCGCAGTTGTACGTGAACGTGTAAAGCGCCGCGCGGGTGGTCTCAGGAATTTGCGCGGTGATCAGTGGATCGACCGCTTTTTTCACTGTGGCAATATCGGCATTCAACAGGGCATCACATTCAGCATCGGAGTACCGCTTCCCCGCGATAATGTCCGGGCCGGTGTGTCCGTCGCAGACGGTCAGCACGCCGACCACGTCACGGTAAGGAACGTAAATCCGGTTTTCCAGGCCGTCATGGCCACCCAGCAGCGCGGCAGCGATTGCAGCGGCCCCCAGTGGGATGGCGGCTAAAAATTTACGCTTCAAGGTCGGTGACATTTGCATTCACTCCCGATTGACGGGCGGCGATCACCAGTTGCCGGTTACGCCAGCAGTTAGAAATGGCGGTCACGATAGTGCACGTCGCCGCAATAGCAATTCCCCAATGTTCGGCTGTCATTGCCGAGGCAATACCAAAGAGCCAGGCAAAAATATGGGCGGGGTTACTCAAAAAGTTATGAAGTCTTGTTAACACGTCTCTGTGTCCATTCAATCCCACAGTTGCACGGTCTCCGCCGTTGTTTGCTGTGCAACCTCGGGCAAATAAATACTACGCCCGCCCGGCAGTAGCGGGCCAAGTTCACAAAGCCCAGGATTGGCCGCGTAAACCTGTTCTGTTACGCCCCGCGTTTTTCCGTAATACCGGTAACAGATCAGATCCACCGTATCGTCCTGAGTGGTGATGATGTTCATCAGACCAGCTCGGCCAGGTCACGCGGTAAGCCGAGGATATCGCGCACGGCCCAGTTTCCATCCCGCCACACGGTATCAATCTGCGTACTCAGGGCAATGGCGTGTTTCTCACCTTCGCGGGTGGTGTCGATATCGCGGTACCCCTCCAGGATCAGCGCTTTGGTGAACGCATAAACCGCGCGCAGGTAACGGCTTACCAGCACCGACTGGCCGTCGATGTTTTCCTCCGGTACCTGGCTCAGCTCGGCATATCCGGCGCTGATTTGTTCGGCGCGCCATGCTTTTAACATTCTGTTCGTCATGGCCATGGCTTCGACTGCAGCGTGCTGAATGCGCGTCGTGGTGACCTGCCCGTCAAGTTTCTGAGCCAGGCGCAGCGCGCCGGTATCAATCACCGGCCAGAAATCACTGTTGGAAATCTTGACGCTGTCGGCCACGTCGTCGGGGGTGAGCGCGGGCCTGACGGTTTCTTTTGATACGATGCTGCTCATAGTTCAGCCTTAAAAGGTCGGGCGGTGGACGGCGGGGAGGCAAAGGGCGCATAAATGCGTTTTGCTTCCCGCCGTGCCGCCCGGTGCGCGGGGCACGTTCTTTACTCTGATGCCGCAGCATCAGCCTGTTGCTGGGTTTCGCGTTCAATGGCTTTTTTCAGATCGCGAATGTCATTTTTTACACCGGCCTTTTTGTACAGCACCATGGCCCGTTCCAGCTTGACCAGCGCGTCGATTTTGTCGTCAAGCGCGCCCTGGCGGAGCGTGAATCCGAGACATTTGTACAGTTTGGCCCGCACCACGTCCGGCATGTCTTCCTTTTCCGTCAGCGTGTCCAGCCGTCGCAGATCGTCACCGCTCACCGTGATGTGCCTGGCGTCGATGTTGAACGCCGTCAGTACCGGTTCGCAGATTTCTTCTACGATCACCGTGCCGGAGGTACGCTGATATTTATCCGGCATGGCCAGACCGTGGGCGATCACGTACTCCGCCATGTCCAGCGCCTGAGCAGTCAGCCCGGCATCAATTGACCAGATCATGCAGGTGACGAAAACCTCATCCGGCTGGCCGGTACCGCTGGCCAATACGCCCTCAATCCATCCCTGATATTTAGGCAGCAGCTTACGTTTGAGCCCGGCCTTGAGCTCATTCGATTGCACGTCTTTGAGCTGGCGTTTATCGACGTTAAGCCGGTGTTTCATGCGCTCCCATTCCGTGAGCGCGGCCTGGCTGGCTTTGGCGGCGACGCTGTTTGCGCCCTTTGCCGCCATGCGTTGCCAGTGCTTTTGTGCCGGTGTCAGCATGACCGCCCCTTACTTATTCGCTCTGTGAGTCGCCAGCCCAGGTGATGTTGTCGATCAGGCAACCGTAACCGTAATCTTCAATCACGTAAGCGTCGTTACAAGATTCGTACGTGCTGATGCGGTTGTATTCCGGTTCTTCGCGGATCATCCGGCGGTGCGTACTTGCCTGCCAATAAATGGACAGGTTGCTGAACGAAGTGATCAGCATGGCCCCGGCAGGCACGAACGGTGCAACGTAGACGGGCAGACCGCCGATCAGCTTGCGAGAGATCAGCAGCTGCGCCGCCATGGCTTCGGTGTTTGGTGCAGTCTGGCTCATGGCATTAACCAGCGGAAATTCGCGGGAATTGAGCAGTGAACGGCCGGTGATCACCACAAGGTCAGGGTCTTCGATATACCACGGATCCAGTAAGGTGGTGCGGGCATCCTGCACCAGTCCGTCCAGGTTGCCGTAATCACCCGCCATAATGATTTTATTGTCATCGTCGCGGCTGGTGATAGTGACGCCTGACATCACACGCGCGGCGGCGTTCTGGCGGTATTTTTCCAACCAACCAATATTCACATCCTGCAGTAGCGGGTTATTGGCCAGGTCAGATTTTGCGGCGTGGCTGGTACCGTTGAATCCCACCATGATGCGGTCGAGCGCGCCGCGCTTGACGATCTGATTAGCAATGCGCGCCTGAAAATCCGGGAACTTTGCCCACATATCCAGCTTTGCAAAACTGATGTACGTATCGGTGTTGGTTTGCTCACAACGATATTTATCATCTTCCAGCGAGTCAGCGGCGCGGGGTTCGCGGCGGTCAGTGGTGCTGGTATTGGTACTGGCCAGCGGGCCGCTGAGCGTCAGACCCAGGCTTTCACCTTCCTGCTCAGTCACCGGAATGATGTTGATTTTTTTCAGCAGTTCGCTTGATTCCTGCTTTTTGTCTTCCAGCACCTGTTCAACCGAGGGCGCAATGGAAAACTGTTTAGCGCCGGTGACGGTGGATAATGCCACGCCGTTGAGCGCTGACTGTTGTTCCAGGTACTGATCATAAATAATGCGGGTTTCGTTTTTCATATTATTAAATCCTGTTTGTCCTTTCCCGGCTTAAATCAGCAGTCAGCGAGGATTGTTGAAGGTTTATCGCCACCGCCGGTGGAGTGCGGGCGCTTTTGCTGGCTGCTGTCAGTCTGTGAGAGCTGGGTTTGCAGCGTGCTGAGCTGGGTTTGTAATGTTGCCACGTCGTTTTTCAGTGCCACGACTGCGCCCACATCAGCAGACAGGCTGATCAGTTTCTCCAATGAGTCTTTCTGACTTTCCGCCACGGCCAGCACGGCTTGCTGCAGCTGGCCGTTATCCTCTTTGCGTTCCTTACTTTCGCCGGTCAGCAGGGTTTTGATGCGGGAGAGGAACTGCATACCGCCGTCATTGGTTTTTTCTTCCACAAATTCCAGCATCATTTCGTCGTCAACGGCGGCGATCACACACTCTTTAGTGAGCTTGCGACCTTCCAGCGGATTGGCCTGCGCTTTGGAACAAAACTCCAACATTTCCGTGCCGTAGCTCGCTGGGGTGTTGGTCATGGCCAGCCCGAACAGATACGCCTTGCCGGTTTGGGTGGAAATTGGCGCGTACTGGATGGACGGAAAGACTTTTTGGCGTTGCTTATTGAGCGCTACCAGATCGGCGGTGCCGTCGATAGTGGCGTACAGCGCCATTTTCCCGGCCAGCGGCCCATCTTTAATTTCCTCCGCCTCGACCGTGTCCACATCACCGTATGCCCGGAAGGTACTGTCCGGGTGAAGGGCTTTGATGTGTTCCAGATCGACGCGGGCGGTATACAGTTGCGGGTTGTAATCTGCTGCGATGTCTAACAGGTGCTGACGCTCAATAGGGCGGCCATCCGTAGACATTCCCTCAGTGGCGACGCGAAAGCGTTTTGACTTTGGCATGTCGTGCTCCAATTTTGTGTAAGTGATGCCTTGACCGCCATCATCCCCACCGCAGCCCGCACGGGCAAAGCGTTTCCCTTGTCGGGTGTCTGTGACAATGACAACCGATTCAGCGCCCCGCGCGGGCGCGATAATCTGCCCGCATGAATGAATCCGAAGACATCAAATTAAAAGCAAAAAGCCTCTATTGGATGGGCCGCGATATTAAGAAGATCGCCGTCTCTCTGGGCCTTAGCGTAAACACGCTTTACACCTGGCGGCGTCGAGGCAAGTGGGACAGCGTGCGGCCTATTGAACGGGCGCACGATCGCACGCTGGTACGCTATTTACGGCTGGCCGACCGGGAACCGGACGAAATCACGCCGCGCGATTACAAGGTGATGGATTTTTATAGCCGCCAGCTGTCGCGGTTTGAGCGCGCGATGGCACAGGGTGAGGAAAGAGAGAAGAAGAAAAAAGGCCCCAAAAATCACTTTACCGATGAGCAAATCGAAGCGCTGCGCACCGCGGTGCTGGGTTCCTTCTATGAGCATCAGCGCCGCTGGTACAAAAACCGGCATAAGCGTAATCGGGCAATACTCAAAAGCCGCCAGATTGGTGCCAGCTGGTACTTTGCGCGGGAAGCATTGCTGGATGCCCTGGACACCGGGAAAAATCAAATCTTCCTTTCGGCCAGCCGCAACCAGGCATTTCAGTTTAAAAAATTCATTCAGAAACTGGCCCGTGAGGTGTGCGGCATTGAGCTGACCGGCGGCAATGAGATCGCACTATCAAACGGTGCTTATCTCTATTTCCTCGGCACATCGGCCGCCACTGCGCAGAGCTATACCGGCAATCTGTACTTTGATGAATTTTTCTGGACAAGCAACTTTCTGGAACTACGCAAAGTGGCCGCGGCCATGGCGACACAGGAAGGTTTCACCCGCACTTATTTCTCCACACCGTCGAGTGAAGAACATGAAGCCTATGAATTTTGGACGGGCGATCTCTACAACAAAGGGCGCAAACGCACCGACCGCGTAAAAATCGATGTCAGCCACAAGGCGCTGCAGGGTGGTCAGCTGTGTAGTGACAATATGTGGCGGCAAATTGTGACCGTTCATGACGCCGTAAATTCTGGTTTCAAACTGATCAACATTGCGGAAATTGAGGCGGAAAACACACCAGACGATTTCTTAAACCTCTACGGCGGTGAGTTTGTGAAACGTGGTCAGCGTGCCTTTGACTACAACACCATGATCGGCTGCGGCGTGGACGGGATAGACGACTGGGGCGACTGGCACCCCGAAGGTGGCCGCCCGATGGGGGAGCGTGAGGTGTGGCTGGGTTATGACCCGAACGGCGAAAGCGGGGAGGGGGACAGCGCCGGGTTATCCGTGGTGGTACCACCTGCCATTGCGGGCGGTAAATTCCGCGGTATTGAAACCATGCAGCTGCAGGGACTGCCGTTTGAGAAACAGGCAGAGGTTATCCGCAAATTCACCGAACGTTACAACGTGACCCACATCGGCATTGATGGCACCGGTGGCTACGGTGAAGCGGTGTATCAGTTGGTGCGTAATTTCTTCCCGTCAGCGGTGCTGTACCAGTACAACCCGGCGCTTAAGCGTTCCATGGTGTTCAAAATGCAGATGCTGGTACGCAACGGCCGCTTTGAGTATGACGCCGGTCTGATGGATTTGGTCAGCGCCTTTATGACCGTGCGCAAAGTGGTAACGCCTGGTGGGGTGGTGACGTACGAATCAGACCGCAAAAAGGGCAGCAACCACGGCGATCTGGCCTGGGCAACGATGCACGCAGTTTATAACGAGCCGATGGGTGCCGAAACGGCGACAGAAGGTTTTGTAATGGAGTATTAAATGGATCCGATAACGTTTAGTGGTACACCGTGGCTGGAACCGGGGCAGCTTGCTGGCCAGTCACCGGCCACAACGCTGACCGCAACCCCTGCAGGCCAGATGGTCAGTGAATTTAGCGCAATGACCTTCGGTGATCCCGAGCCGATGCGCGGCTGGGGGGATTTTCTGGACTGTATGGAATGTGCCAGGAACGGCCGTTATTACGAAACGCCGATCAGCTTCTACGAGCTGGCCCGGCTGTTTGGCGTGGCCGTACATCACCAGTCTTCACTGTATTTTAAACGTAATGTGATCATGAGCTGTTTCCAGCCTCACCCTCTGCTATCGCGCAGTGATGCGGGCGCGGTAGTGCTGGATTATCTGACGTTTGGCAACGGATACCTTGAACTGCGCAAAAATCGGTTAGGTTCGCCGCTGCAGCTGCGCCACGTTCCGGCCAAATACACCCGCCGCGGGGTAGACCTGGATCAATACTGGTACGTTCAGAAACAGATCGAAGATTACGCCTTTGAACCTGGCAGCGTCTGCCACATTAAAAACCCGGAAATCCATCAGGAAATCTATGGATTGCCTGAATACCTGGCCATGATCATGAGTGCCTATCTCAACGGCGACGCCACCAAATTCCGCCGCAATTACTACATCAACGGCAGCCACGCCGGGAAAATTGTTTATCTCTCTGATGCGATTGCTAACCCTCAGCAGGTCGAAGCCCTTAAAAAATCGCTGACCGGCGCCCGAGGCGACGGGGCATTTAAAAACCTGTTTATCTATGCGGCCGGAGGCAAGAAAGACGGGATCCAGGTGCTGCCTTTTAGCGATATCACCGCAAAGGATGATTTCAGCGGGATCAAGAGCATCACACAGGCTGACATGCTGGCTGCGCACCGCGTACCACCTCAGCTGATGGGGATTATTCCTGATAATGCGGGCGGGTTTGGTGACGTGGAAAAAGCGGCGAAAGTTTTCGCTATCAATGAGCTGTACCCGATCATGGAATCGCTGAAACACCTGAATGACTGGATGGGGGAAGCGGTTTTCAGATTCAAACCCTACGCCCTGGCAGAGGCGGATGTGGCGAAATGATGGAGCGCGCGATCATTCTGGCCAGCGGGCCATCATTGTGTGAAGAAGATGCCGCAGCCGCTATGGCATCAGGCTGGCCCGTCATTGCGGTGAACAGCAGCTGGCAGCTGGTACCGGATTGCGACGTGATTTATGCGGGCGATCTGGAATGGTGGCGGGCATTCCAGGCGGGTATTACCTCAGCGGCTGAGCGCTGGACGTGCCACCCGCTGGCCGCCAGTCAGTTTAATTTACACCTGCACACCGCCACCGGCTCCTATAACTCGGGGCAACGGGCGATCCAGTTCGCGGCCAGCCAGGGGGCGAAACAGATTCTTTTGCTGGGGTTTGATTGCTCCCTTGATGGCGGTACGCACTGGCATGGTGAGCACGGCGGCCTGCGCAATCCTACCGATCAGAGTATCCAGCGCTGGCAGCGGCATTTTCTGGCACTGGCTCAGCAACTCGGTGATATCGACATCATCAACTGTTCCCGAAGGACTTCCCTCACATGTTTCTCAAGAAAAACACTGCAGGTGGCGCTGGCCACCGCGCCGTCATTGTTGCATCAGGGCCAAGCGCGGCCGGATTTGTGCCCCCTGATGGGGTGACGGTCATTGCGGTTAACGGTGCTATCGACTGGCTGAGCCGGGCTGATTATTTTTTCACGCTTGACCCGTCACCGGTGAACCTTCGCCGCCTGAAACAGCGCCGGGATGGTACAGCCTACTGCGCCGCCGGTATCCGTTTGCCCGGCGTTCTCTCTTATGAGCGAGTCAGTGAACGCGGCCCGGAGCCACGGCCGCGCGGCTGTCCGGCCTGGTGGTTGTGGCGATGGTCGGCGGTTAAAACGCTGGCCACTGACCCCGGCAGGATCCACAGCGGGAATTCAGCCTGGGGCGCGCTGGGCCTTGCCTATCACCTGGGGTTCACCGATGTGGCATTGGTCGGGGTGGACGGCACGACCGCGCCGCGGGTGGAGGGGGGTAACAGCAATAATTTAAGTCACCTTCCCGAACTGTTCGCCAGTGCGCTGCCACAAATTAACGTTGTCAGCTGCGGGGCATTGGCTGGCATTCCTCAAACCACCTTTAAAAAATGGGTATCACAATGACATCCCCTGTTTTCGTCTCGTTTTATACCGACAATTGGATTTACCCGGAGTTGGCTGCGCAGCTGATCGCAGACTGTGAGCAATTTGGTATAGCGCATGACATCAGCGAGCGAACCGGCACCGGCGACTGGCTGAGCAATACGGCGATCAAAGCGGGTTTTATCTATGAAATGCTGATGAAACACGATCACATTATTTGGATTGATGCTGATAGCCGTATTCTCCGGCGGCCGCACATGCTGCTGGCTCAGTCGGAAGCGTTACTATTGCGCCGCCATTCCACGCTGGCCGCCCGTCACTGGCATGTTGGTGTGATGGGTATCCGGCGGACAGATGAAACCCTGGCTTTGTGCGCGGCGTGGGCTGCGATGGTCAGAGAAAAAGGTGGCACAGATGAGGCGTGCTTTGATGAAGTGATCAGAACGTTCAACATTAAAACAGGGGCGCTGCCTGCGAAATATCATGCACTGCCCTGTGAAGTGGATCCGCATTCTGTGGTGGTGATGGGGCTCTCAAAAGATGAGACGAAAATGGCCATGAAGGCCCGGTTAGCCGAGGCGGGATTATGATTATTGTTACAGTGCTGCGCTGTGGGCCGGAATACAGCGGGAAACATGCGCAATGGTTACACCGTCAGCTGGCTGGCTATGATTCGATATGCCTTACGGATGCCGGTCACATTGATGGTGTCAATACTGCCCCGCTGCTTTATGACTGGCCCGGATGGTGGTCAAAGATTGAAGCTTTCAACCCAGACCACGCGGACATCGGCAATCAGGATATTTTGTTGTTGGATCTGGATACTGTGGTAACAGGAAATCTTTCCCCATTCATGGAGAAACGGCCATTTACAGCGCTGACGGATTTTTACTGTGAATCTCAACGGCAGGCACCGATGGCCAGCGCGGTGATGTATATCCCGGTAGACGTTAAGGCGCAGGTATGGCAGCGCTTTATGCAAGATCCCAAAGGAAATATGCGGCGACATACCCAAAAACCCAACCATGGCGATCAGGGGTTTGTGGGCAGTGTGCTGACCGCCGAGCGCTGGCAGAACGTACTGCCCAGCGCGGCAATCAGCTACAAAAAAGATGTGGCCACCACCGGCCGATGGTCACGTTCCATCGGTGATGGCTCTGTGCCCAATAGTGCCAGGCTGGTGTGCTTCCATGGTCAGCCCCGACCGTGGGACAGCGGGGAGCCCTGGGTGCCACCGCTGAATAACTGACAGCCAGATCCATTCATCCACTGAGCCGGGCCATTGTGCCCGGTTTTTTGTGCCAGCTTTCCCCCTCCAATCCCTTCAATCCCGCAGTGTGCCTCAGCCGCATCAGGTGAGGCGCAATGATTTCTCATGCCGTAACCCAACCCACAACCCGAACGCCTGAACGCGGCAGCAGGGGGCACGCTCAGCCTGCACCGGACGGGGCACCCCCTTACCCCCTTTGCGCGCGCTGTACCCCCGCCACGCCCGCGCGTGAAATGTGCGTGTTTTTGTTCAACTTTCAAAACAGTGTGAAAGCGCGGCACGACTGGGGCGGCGTAGCATTAATCGGCGGGAAAAAATTGTTCAGAATTGTGCAATTTTGTGCAGGGTAAAAAAAGGCCCCAAAACGGGGCCGGAAAGTATTAATCAGATGCTTTTCATGCGCTCGTTGAGTGTTTCGACGATGAAAGAATTAACCGAAACCTCATTCTCTGCGGCTGCCTGGTTCAGCCGTTCTCCGAATGATTCCGGGTAGCGCAGGGTAAAGGTTTTAATTTTTTCAGACCGAACGTAAGGCTCGATGCCGGTTGCGCTGCAATCTTCCAAATATTCACGCAAAGAAACCTCACCTTCTTTGTGTAGTCCCTGAATGCTGTCAGAGACAAAATCACAGTACCCAGACAAACCCAAAAATTTACCTCGGAACATGCCGAGTTCTGGCACATAACTGATCACCGCAGGCTGGCCTGCGATGATCATTGTGTTAGGCGTTGTAGTTTTGGTCATAATGGTTTCACTCCTATGCTTTCTAACCATTCGCGCAGACTGACGACCGCGCCTTTATCGGTATCCGGTGATGGATGCGGGCGGTGGAACCTGGCAATACTGCTGTTTAGCAGGAAGCGAACGCGGGAACCGCTCCCCTCTTTAATTTCTCCGCCCAATGCCTTGATGAGAGATTCAATATCTGACCATTTGATGCCTGACGGCACAGGCATTTTAAAAATCTGGTCTAATGTGCTCTTTTGTCTTTTTCGTAACTCCGTAACGCGCTTTTTCATTTATCTGTCCATGACTTCAAGCTATGAAGTCATTTTGTTCCTGTTATTTTATGAAGTCAAGTAGTGAAGTCATTTTCATTTCTTAGGAAAGCGCTTTTTCAGCATTTCTATCCTCAACTGCAAATGATCGGCTGGTGTTTGACACTGCTGTTGCCTGACTTGCAAATCCAGCTCGTCTCGTACGAAGGCATTATATTTTTCTTCCCACTCACGGTATTCATCTGATGACAGCTCACGCAGTAATAATGCTTTCTGGGTTGGGGTAAATAGGCCGCCTATTGCAATAATTTCTGCGGGTGTCTCATATGTTCCATAGGAGTTTTTTGGGCACAAAATCACGAGATCACCAATTTCGAATGGATGAAGCGCATCGCATGCTACGACCAATTCATCCTCTGATGTTTTACCTAAATAGTCCCTGTTTGACGTTTTAATCTCGTGATACTTCACAGTGATCACCTCTTGATATGTTTCGTTATTTTCTGAGAACCAGGGATTTTAGTCTGCCCAGTAATAACTGGTTCTCTTTGGCTCTAACCGCCGAACGCCGATCATCAATACCTTCGAGCCCAATGCGTTCTTGTGTGCAACTCAGGCAGCGCCCCTCATCACCGTATCGCAGATCATCACTCGTTAGCGCGGCGCTGCAATGAAGCGCGGAGCAATATCGTAAACTCTCTTTCTCAACGATCATCCCGTGCTGATTTAGGTAGATAAGCCGATTATCTTCTAGCAATTTTCCACCACGAGATAGTATCGAAATGTCGCGTTCAGATGTGAAACCGTATGCATCAAGAATCTCAGTATTGTGCTGGATAGCCTTTGTCACCTGCGGTTTTCTCTCTGGGAAAACTTGGGGAGCTGGTTTTTTTTCGCCCTCTACAGCATGGGTTTGCAGTCTTTTTAACATTTCCCGTCGCTGTCTAAAATCCAGCTTACCAATATCGACCTTTATCGGCTCTTTAATCGTGTCAAAAACGGCCCCTGAATTGTTCGCATTTTGCTCAGGGGGACAGTTATTGCCACGAGTCCAAGGGGCGGCGGGGCCGCCCTGACGGGCAAGGTCAACGGCCTGGCGTGCAGCTGCGCCGCCCGCTGGTGAGGTTTTACGGATCCGCGTCCAGTTCTCCTCATGCGTGCAAATTCGTGACTCACTGCCCAGCTGCGGCGACCAGATGCCATAAATCTGGATCCCGCATTCGCCGTAATCGTTCGGTTTGTCCGCTTCGTTGTAGGCGGTGCGCACAATGTGGTCTTTGCGCGGTGTTAACACGCCGCCTTGTTTGATGATGTAGGTTGCGATACAGCCCGCATCTGCGGCTGACAACACTTCATCCATTTGGGGATCAATAAGTCGGGGGGCTTTTCTGCCGTTGATACCTTTGCGGGCCATTTGCTCAGCAAGGCGACGCAGTTCTCTGTATGCCTGGCGTGAGGGGATGCCGAAAAACTGGAATTGCCGGATGCGGTGCAACGATGCCCAGGAAATGGCGTGCTCCACCGTATCGGCCATGCTCTTGCCGCTCTCATGATCCAGTGGAAGTTCGCCCGTTACCGGATCAGGTTTGCGCAGTGGGTCGCCGTCAAGGTTTTTACCGATATAGGCGGCTATATAGCTGGTTGGCGTGCCTTTCTCTTTGGTGATCAACTCAGCCATAAAACGCGGTGTTATGTCGTTGCCGAGTTCGGCGCGATCTTCGCGAATGGCGAATTCTTGCAAAATAGATGTTATCGCCTCCCGTTCTTCCGGACGGGTAAAGATCATCATATGCCAATGTACCGTACCATCATGATGTGGTTCAGCTACGCGGATGCCGTACCAGTAAAGCCCTTTGCGCTTCAATTTCTTGCGGACGCTGGCGAACATGTCCACCAGGTAATCACTGCTGTCGCGTACGGTTTTGGCTTTCCACTTGGGATTCGGCTTACCGTTTTTCAGCGTGGCGTGATATTTAGACGGGCAGGTGATCGTGCACCATACGGCCGTATCGCCGCGTAATTCTGCGATATTTTCCAGCCCCTTCATGGTTGCCATCATTTCAAACCGGCGGTGTTTCGGGTTGCTGTTCCCCGCGTAATAGACTTCCTCCATGTCCAGCGTGAAACCTTCATCGTTTACCAACTGGTGCGCCTTGCGAAATTCCTTCATCTGGCGGCGTTGTTCGCGCTGGTATACCAGTCCGTCCTGGCTGATAAAGGCGCTGACGTCCCGGCTTACCAGACCGGCAGCCCGGAGCTGTTCTTCCCGCCAAATACAGCGATATCGCCATAGCTGCTGATACCACCAGTTAGCGCAGCGAAGGCGGGCCAATGCTCCCGGAAGAAGATCGTAAGGGGTGTCCCCACGGCGTCGGCCGTCGGCATTTAATGCAGCCCATCGCGGCGGGGTGATATTCAGACGCAGCACTTCATGTGCTACGCCCAAATACACTTCTAAGGCGTCTTTTGGCGTGAAATCACCACTCAAAGCCGACTCGCAAAGGCGGATAAAATGCGAGTCCATAGCACCTGCGGTCTGAAGTGGTCAACAAAAATTGGCCACGGCTTTAGAGCTTTCCCAAAACAATCTTTCTGATTCATTGGGTGTTAATCCACCGTTATATTGGTGGGGTCTGAGCTGGCTGTAATAGCCAATGATATAATTCGTTATCGCTTTGTTGGCATCGCTAAAATTAACATAGCCACTTTTCGGTACCCATTCTGATTTCAGGCTGCGAAAAAATCGTTCCATCGGACTATTATCCCAGCAATTTCCCCGCCGACTCATGCTTTGTTTGATTCGATACCGCCACAGTAACTGCCTGAATTCTCTGCTGGTATAGTGGCTTCCCTGGTCAGAATGATACATCACCCCCGCGGGTTTACCCCGAACCTCCCAGGCCATCGTCAATGCCTTTCCCGTCAGCGCTGA